CCAGCTCAAATCCTCTTTCAATAATCTTATAAATTTTCTATCTTTTTCAATAACAAGATTTAAAATATCGTCTGGAATAATAGATTTTTCTCCAAATTGCTCTTTGAGATACTTTCTTAATTTCTCTCTTTCATTGCTTAAATTAAATTCTTCTGTCATTTTCTAACCCCGGATTTATTGTTGAACGCAAGGCGGGAGTATCAGTAGCCTTGCCTACCTTTACCCCCTTGCTTGTTAAGCCACTATGATTTGTTAATTCTTTTAGATAAATTTTATAGACTTTCTCCCAACCTTTTAGCATATTCTCAACAGAACTAAAGCCGTGTTTGTTCTTCATCGAGATTAATCTCTTATGGAATTTCAAGTCTTGAATGTAAACTGCTTTTGCTACCATTTCTTAGACTCCTTAATTAATTTTAATAATTCTTTGTTAGCAGCAGACTCAGCAGCAGACCAAGCAAACCAAGCAGCAGACTCAGCAGCAGACCAAGCAGACCTAGCAGACCTAGCAGCAAACCAAGCAGCAAACCTAGCAGCAGACCAAGCAGACCTAGCAGCAGACCAAGCAGACCTAGCAGCAGACTCAGCAGCAGACTCAGCAGACCTAGCAGACCTAGCAGACCAAGCAGCAGACTCAGCAGCAGACCAAGCAGACCAAGCAGCAGAAGTTTTAATATTGAGTCCATCCAAGGTTATCTTATTATCTAAATAATCCTCTGCAGCAGTAATTGCCTCACTAACCCTCTTGTCTCCTGGATAGACTTTTTCATAGTTAGCAAGGCACGATTTGGCACAGAATATTGCCATCCTCTTAAAAACTTTAATGTCTATTAATCTAACAAGTTTCATTTCTTCTGCTACAAATTTGTCTCCCTCTTCTATTATCTTGCCTCTTGCTTTAACTTCAAAAAACAAATCCCCATAAATATATTCCAAAGAGTCTATAGGTTTTGAACAGGCGTGAAATCCTCTCTTACACAATTTTATGTCTTTTTCCTTATACCATTTTCCAACTTCCCAAGTGTGATTTCCATTCTTGCTTTTCATATCAGCTTGAATAAACTTATAGCCTGTAATTGTCTTTGTTTTCATCTTCTTATTGTGCTCCTTATCTTTTTGCATCCAAAGCAAACCTGAGTTAGTGCATCGTGGAAAGTAGAATATACTGCCTGTTGAGTATGTTTACCCTCACATTCCTGTATACATTTTCTAACATCTTCCATATTCTCGGTGTATTCGTATTTGAAATCATTTATCATATTAATATCTTAAGATATTAAGTATTTAAATGTTGTCGTTCTGAGAAGTATATGTCTTATTATCTACATAGAACCTTTGCATATGAGTGCAGTGCTTCGCTATGCAGTCTAAAGGTCTGTAAGGTATGCCTCTATGGTATTGGAAATTACAATATAAAATATAAATCTGGTTATCCTCATCCTTCATAGTAGGAATGTTGATAACTTTCTCTAAACCTTTTTTTCTATTTGGTCTTGACATTTTAACAAATCTGAGTCCTAGTGAGAACTCCTGCAATATAATGAGTAAAATATAAATGACTGTCAGTTGTATCTCCTGCATATTCTATTGCCCCTTCTTCGAGAGTTGCTAGTAAGTTAGCAGCTGTGCTTCTTGTTAATTTTAAAGGAGCTGTTCCTGCTGTTGATGTTCCTGCAGGAAGATGTATTTTTGCAGTTGGATTTGTCAATCCCCCAAATCCCACATTTTGACTACTACCTTGGATATATAAAGTATAAAGCAAAGCCGTATCAGTTCTACTCCTCTTTGTTGCAAAATAGATATCCCCCACTGCTTGAACCCCCCCTGACGCTCCTCTTATGTTAGTCCCTATTACAGCATATCTTCCAGTAGTAGTGTCTGAATTGCCTATAACAATCTCGCACCCGCTATTAACAGTAGTGGAATTGTTATAAAGAAATATTCTATTTTCTTTTGTTCCTGTATTAGTGATAGTCGTACCTGAACCGGCTAATGATAGAGGTATACCTGAACTAGAAACTATTATAACATTCGCAAATTGAGGACTAGCAGTTGTATTGACATCCTGATGAGGATGATTTGTTATTAAAGCATCAACATAAGACTTATTTACAATATCAGAGGGATTGACAGGGACTTTCTCAATAGTTCCCTCTTTTGTTGCTACATTCTTTCTAACTGCAAAATCATCTAGTATCCCTGCAGACTTGTTTAAATTAATAAACTTAGGTGTAGGCGGTTGTTTTGTAATAAATGGATTAGGCATATAAGAATGTGATAATAGAACTAAATAAATCTTACTATGCAGCTGCACGAGCATATTTGATTACTGCAAAAGATGAACCGCCTGTATAAATCAAGTCGTGATGGTCTGTAACTAAAGCATCATTACCCGCATCCATAGCCGCAACTGCTAATGCTAATGTAGCATAAACGCCTACTATAGAAACTGTTAAATCTCCTGCGGCCATTTTAAGCCTCTTGGGCCGAAGTTATTATTTCCCAACTTGCAGCCGCAGCAACTTTTGCTTTACAAAAACATAACTTACTTTGTGTCGAATCAAAAATAACAGTTCCTACATCTGCAACCAAAGTGTTTCTAACTGCAGTTGTAACCGATGGAATAACTAAGGTCTTTAAATTATTAAGAATTTCCTCTACCATTTTTAACTACTTCCTTGTGTTTGTTATTTTACAAACAGCATTTGGCACCGGAATTTGACAGACTCCTCTTTCCCAAGCTCTGATTGTTGTAGTCTTTCCTGCATCTTCGATTGTTCTTGTAGTTAATGGACTTGCTTCTTTCCAAGTTAAAGCTAGCCTTCCAACAACAACATAAGCAGCATCAGCACTAACAGTTTCAGAGACCATTATCTTTAGTCCGCATAACATATTGACAACTCCGTTTTGAACTGCACTAACACTTTGGAATGTTGGATGATTTAAAACTTTTGAATTTGAGATTATGTTTGTGTAATCTGTTCCGTTAACAACTAAATATCCGTTGCCATTCAAAGCATCAATTCCATCTGCTCTAAGCATATTTATAGCATATAGAATGTCATAAACAGGGTCTCTATTTGCTACTGTAGCACTATCCCATTCGTTGCCTGCAGTTATTGCGTAAGTATTACCATAGGAAGCACTCATTACAGCTTCTATAGCTTTGTCAACTTGATAAGTTATTTTTTGAGTAAGTCTGTAAATCTTTCTTGTAAGCATCGGAATAGTTGCACTTTGTTCAGCTTCAATAGAAATAATACTTTCTCCTGCATATTTCTGAATAACGGTCTGGACTTTTGTTTCAGTTACATCAAAGAATGGAAAAGGCGAATAAGGCATAACTCCTCTTATTGGAGAACCTGTTCCCCCATCTGTCTGGTCTGAATTTGTTTCTTGGAAATAACTCTCAGTCCAAGCACTAGAACTGTCAACTGTGCAAAGAGTCTTTAATTTATAATCTAAAGCTGCAACTGCTTTAACTGCTCTATCAATATTTTCATATCTCTGCTCTGCATCTCTATCAGTATAAGCTACCATATTAAGCAATCTCTCCTACAGCAACTCTTATAACTTCTGTGCCTGCACAAGTTTCCTGAGCCTTACCAACAATTTCTCCTTTGATTACTGCGTCGGTATCAGCTGTTAGAATTAAATTAGCTCCGCCTATAGAAACCAAAGCTCCTGCAGTTATTGCTGCATTAGTTGTAGTAATATCCCAAGTTCCGTTTTCTGCTGCGGTTAGTTCTGTGAAAGTATCTGTTGCAGTTGAAGCTTCCCAAGCAATACCTGCAAAAACTTCATTATCGGCAGTTGTAGCAGCGGCAGTATTTGGGTCAGTTAATTTTAGAATTGTTCCGATAGGAATAACTGCTCCTGCTGAAATAGTAAATCTCCTAAATCTTGTAGGTGTCTCAATACATACTGCTTCATTTGCCATAATTTAAATCTAGAAATAGCTACTATTTAAACTTTTCCGTTATTCGGTTAACCGAATAATTATAATTTTTTTAATTCTTCCTCGAAGCACTTTAGAATTAACTCGCCCTCTTCGATATGTTCCTGACATTTTGCTTTATTTTCATAAGCCTGTTTTATGTTGTCTTTGAGTTCTTTTATTTTTTGTTGTAAATATTTTTTATCCATATTTCTTTATTGCATCCTCTATTCCTGTTCCCTTAAACATTTCTAACGCAGCCTGTTTTTTTTGGTCTCCCTCGTTAATTGCAGGACTAGCCCCAGTATTCCCGCCGAGTCTTATCCTTGCTTCTGTCTCTTGATTTAATTTATAGAGTTCTTCTGTTCTTTTGTTCGCTGCTTCAATTCTAAGAGCTGCCGCTTCTGCTCGGTCAACAAGGCTTCCCGGTTGACTGTTTTCTCCCTGTAAGGTTTCTTTTCCATTTTCTATTTTATCTTCTGGCATTTTGATATTGTGGAATTAACTCTATTTAAACATTCAGTATTTCGATTAATTACTTTAGAAAGGTTCTTTTGTGAATTATATCTTTCAACAAGTAGTGTTATAGTCCATATTCCTAAGACTCCATAATTTACAAGTTGCTCCTCTATCATACTAAACCCTCTTCTAAAGTTTCTATTTCATCTTCGCTTAAAGAAACTTTGTTTGGGTCAGGGTTTACTAATGCTTCCCTCATTTTTATAATTAAGAGTTCTCTTTCTCCGCCTGCAGAATTGAAAACTTCAAATCTCTCAATCTCTTTTATATTATCATCATTCAAGAATTTGTTGAGGTCTCTATTAGTTTCAGCATTAAGTTCCAATTCTTTCTCGTCGATAACTCTTAACTGTTCATTAAACATCTGGAGATTTTCTGCTCCGTGAGCCGGATTTGCATTTGTATCTCTTACAATTTTATTTAAGTTAGACCTAGCGATACTAAAACTTTGAGTCTTTGTTGACTGAATTTCGCTTAACTGGTTTCTTATATTGTTCCTGACTCCAACTAAATAACT